CAGCGCCGGCAGGTCCAGCCGCGCATCGGCCACCGGGCGGCGGTTGGCGGTGCCGCGCAGCACATCGGCATACGCCCAGGCCGGGTTGCGCGTGGCCTGCGGCGCCGACCAGCTGGTGCCGTTCCAGACCGGCAGCAGCGCCTGGGTGATGGCCGAGAAGTCCTGGATGGTGCCGTTCAGCTGGTCGGTGGCGCGGATGCGCAGCGCCACCAGGCAATGGCCTCGGGCGCGCACCGGGGCGCCCGCCTTGACGGTCCGCAGCTGCGTGATGAACATGGTGTCGCGGACGCTTGTCAGCGTCTCGCGGTCCGGCGAAAGCCGAGTGACCCGCACCTGGAACCGGCCTGGGGCGGCGGGCTTCACCCGGAAACTGCGGGTGTAGGCCGCGGTGCTGGCGGCGGTGATGGTGGGTTCGGCCCACAGCGTCCAGTCGGCCGAGCCGACGGGCCGATATTCTAGCCGCGTGATCACGCTGGCGGCTTCCTGGCGGCCGTTGGTTGCGTTGAAACTGACCAGGCCGTTGAAGGTGACGTCCAGGCCGATTTCCACCGCGCCGTCGCGGGTTTCCACCGTTTGCGGTCCGCCGGCCTGGCTGACCTTCAGGCTGTAGCCGTCGGTGCGGATGGTATCGGTGTAGAGCGTGATCGGCGCATCGTCGGCGAAGCCCTGCCGCACCTCGATCTCCACGCCTTCGAACTGGTCGAGCGGCACCGCGCCGATGCGGAAGTCGGTCAGCGCCAGCGGACCGTACCCGAAGTCGAACAGGCAGCGCAGCCAGCTGGTTTCGCCCTCCGCCTCAGTCGTGTCGCGGGCGGCCTTGGGGGGCGTGCACCGGAAGCGTCCATAGACGCGCGGAATGGGGTACCAGGGCCGCGCCTGGTTGCTGCTGCCAGCCAGCGTGGGCGAGGTGCGGGCCGTGCCGAAACCGCTTAGTTCAGCGAGCTTGGGCGTGCCCACCGGCAGCAGGGCGTTGATGAGCAGGCTGCCGGCCAGCGTGATCGCGGTCGAAATGGCTGCGCTGGCAATCATAACACCTGTGGGCCCGAGGCCAGGGATCAGGCCAGCGGCCAACGGACCCAATTGTGCAGCAGCCACCACCACCGCCAGCAGCAGCACCGTGCGCAGCACCTTGTTGCCGCCGCCGCGGCCGCCCTGGGGCACCACCGTGACCAGCACGATGGCGCCGGGCTTCGGGCGCACCAGGCGCCAGTATTGCCGCGGCACGAAGGCGAGCTCGTCGTCGGCCGCGTTGTCGGTGCACAGCGCCACATGGGCATGCTGGCGCGCGAAGGCGTCCGGCAGGTGCGCCTCGACCAGCTGGGCCACGGTCTCCCCGGCGGGGTGGATCGCGTCGATCCGTTCCACCCGCAGCGGGCTGGGCCGCACCAGCACCCGCACTGGGCCGGGGGGCGAGGGCACCAGGCTGCGCGCCGTGCTCATGCACCCACCACCGGGGCGGCCCGAAGCATCAGCCTGTGCCGGTACGCGCCCTCCACCCGGCCGCGCCAGGCCGCGCTGTCGAACCGCTCCACCGCCGCGTCGTGACCGGCCTGGATGTGGAGGAACCAGTCCGGCGCCACCACCAGGCCAATGTGCAGCGGGCGGCCGCGCACCATGAACAGCACGCCGTCGCCCTCGCGTCGCCCAACCCAGCCGACTGATTTCCAGTCCTCGGTCATGCGGCCGTGGATGAACTGGGCCAGGGCCGCGAAGTCGGCCGGCTTGCGCTGCGCTTTCCAGCCGCCTTCGCCATACTCCGGCAGGTCAATGTCCCAGCGCTCGCTGAACACCAGGCGCAGCAGGCCCCAGCAGTCCAGCCCTGAACGGTCTCGGCCCATGGTGCGCCACGGCAGGCCGATATAGGGCGCAACCCAGTCGGGCGGTGGCTGGCCGGCCATATCAGAACAGGCCCGGAAAGTCGGCCGGCGCGAAATCATCGGCCGGGAAGCGGGCATTCAGCACGTCCTCGAAGCTCAGCGTGCCGGTCACCACCAGCGCGTCGTAATCGGCCGTCAGCAGCTGCATCGCGAAGGGGCCGGCCTCGATCACATCGGGTTCCGCGGCGCGCACCACCTCGATCGTCACGGTGGGGGGCGCGGTCAGCTGGCGCAGCGCCGCCACAATGGCGCGGTCCACGTTGTCGATGCGCAGCTGCACGGTGGACAGCGTGTCGGCGTCGTCCGCCGGCAGCGCGATTTCGAAGGGGAACGCCACGAAGGTGGCGCCGCGCGATACCAGCCCGCTGCGGTCGTTCACCACCCGAATGGGCGGGTCCAGCCCCGCCGCCGAGATGGTGAGCAGGATCAGGAACACCTCGTCCGTCTCGGGTGCCGTGAGCGCCTGACGCGCGGCGAGCGAGAGCGGCCGGCTCATCGTTTCGTGCCCTCGCACCCGCTTCGGCCCACTGGGCCGCCCGGCCGAACGGCCGGCGCCGCCGATGCGGCGAGCCAAGGCTGCGGAGCAGCCGCCCGGCGCCTGAGGGCGAGCATCAACCCAGCAGCTCCAGCTTCAGCTGGGCGCGCCACCAGGCGCCGCCGGCTGTGGGCGAGATCTCGGGCCGGGCGGTGAAGCGCAGCGTGGCCAGCGCCTGGGTGCGCGGGTGCGCCCACTGGAAGCGCAGTGCGCCGTTGCCCAGCGTGTCGCCCCAGAAAGCCTCCAGCACGGGCACCTGGTCGGCGCGGATCATGATGGTGCCCTCGATAGGGCTGGGCGCGCTGGTGAAGCGCCGGCGCTGCTTTGCCTCGCCGACCTCCATGGCGGTGCGCAGTGTGGTGTCGGGCCACTTCTCCGTGAAGCCGCCCGGCTCGAACGCGACGCTGGCCAGCGCGATGGGCCACACGGCGGTCATGCGCCCCGCCTAGGCAGCGCATAGTTGGCGCGCATGGCGGCGTCCATGCTGCCGTCGCTCAACAGCCCGCGCATGGTGTCGCGGATGATCACGCGGATCTGGCGATCGCCGTTGGCGCCGCGGCTTTCCTGCACCTCGGGCTGCGCGCCCCCACTGCGCTGGTCGACCACTTGCACCGTCACGTTGCCGCCGCCGGCGGGGCCAAGGGCGTCCATTTGCTCGCGGGTGAACACGCCTTCGCCGCGTTTGAGCACGGCGGGCACCTCGCCGCCGACGATGCCGCCGGTGTGGAAGCGGGGCGCGCCCGCAAAAATGCGCGGGTCGACCAGGCGGTGGCCCATCGGGGCGTCACGGCCGACAATGCCACCGGTGTGCAGTGGCGGAATGGCCAGGCCAGAAGGGCCGGCCGTGGCCAGGTTGCCCGAAAGGGCGGTCGTGCCGGGGTTGTTGAAGCTGGAGCCGAACAGGTTGCCGAGCTGGCTTATGCCCAGCCGCGCCAGCGCCAGAATGGCCTGGCTGGCCGGCGCCGTGATCTGGTCCTGGATCAGTCGTGAAAGCACACCGCTGGCCAGGTCCTGGCCCAGGCGCGCCAAGCTGAAGCGGGCGCCGTCAACGCCCAGCGCCATCCGTGCGAAGCTGTCGGCCGCCTGCTTGCCGGTCTGGTCCAGCCGATCGCCCAGGCCGTCGATCGCCTTCTCCAGCCGATCGACCTCGGGCGTCGCCGTGGCCGCCGAGGTGCCGGCCTTAAACAGCTTGTCTTCTGCCTCGGTCAAGCCGCGGTTGAACTGCTCCTGAGTGATCGCGCCGCGATCGAGCGCGCCCTGTAGCTCATCCAGCCGGGCGTTGTACGCCACCATCGGGTCGAGTGCGGCGCGCAGTGCCTGGTCGGCGCGGTTGCGGGCCAGGCCAAGGCGCAGCTCGTCACTGGCGCCGCCGCTTGGCGCGGCGCCGGCGCCACCGCGGCCGGCGGCCTGCTTCAGGGCTTCGTCCAGGTCGCGTTGCAGCTTGGCCAGGTCGGCGCGCGCGGCTTCGGGCGAAAGCGTGCCGGCGGCCTGGGCGCGCAGCAGCACGCCAACCCGGTCGGCGAACTCCTTGCGGAGCTTGAACTCCTTGTCGGTGCTCTCGCGCAGCGCCTGAAGCTCGGCTTCCGACCGGCTGCG